ATCTTGCCGATGAGTATGACTTCGCATCGCCTGACATTCACTCTGTCTATCAAGCCGTCATGGAAGGTAAGCCGCTCATCATTAAAGAAGCCCCTCCTGAATGGAGAGTTGTTGAGCCGCATCCAAACTTCCGTTTTGTTGCCACTGGAAACACGAATGGAGCCGGTGACGAGACAGGGCTTTACAGCGGAACAATGTTGGGGAATTCAGCGAACTATTCACGTTTCGCCGTCACAATTGAAGTTCCTTATCTGCCTGAAAGCGAAGAGATCAAAATTGTGCGCAATCAAACCGGTGTGAGCAAGGAAGATGCAACGAACATGGTCAAGTTCGCAGGGCTTGTTCGCAAGGAATTCTCGAATCAGCGAATCAGCGCAACAATCGGGCCGCGTGAAATCATCAACGCAACAAAAGTTGGAATCGCGAAGGCGGACTTTAAGCGTGGGATGGAACTTGCCTACATCAACAGATTAGGGGAGAGCGATGCGGAAGTTGTATCGTCCGTCGCCCAACGTGTCTTTGGATAAACGTTCTTTTATCCTAAAAAGGTAATCAAACTTTACTATTAATTGCTCCGTGAAAGCGGAGTTTCGCAGGTGTAAAAGGTGGATAATTATGTCGAAAAAACGCGTTTTTAAAGATAACCCCGAAAACTCAACAAGTGTTGATGCAAACATTGGCGGCATTAGAAAGCTTACCCAATACTGGACGTTTCGAGCCGAAAACGCCGGGTTAAATGTTGATCGCGAAGAGATAGAGGCAGAAGTCATGCTGGCTTTCTCAAAAGCGCAATCGAGATTTGACCGTTCCAAAGGATACCGCTTTTCCACCTTTTACTATGTTGCGGTCAAAAACGAAATGAGCAAATGGGTTCAGAAGCAGCTCAATCAGAGCCAATTCAACTCGCTCACATCGCTAGACGAACAGATCGGCTCAGAAGACGGGCTGACACTCGTTGAAACGACCAGCAATGGCGAAGACATGGTTCATGAAATAGAGGTGCAGGAGATCGCAAAGTCTGCATTTTCCAATCTTTCCAAAGAGAGCCAGATCGTCGTCAACTGGATGATCGACCAGCCAGAAGCTTTGCGAAGAGAGCTTGTAGGAAGACAGCACAAGGCGGAGTACGGAGCGAGATTGCTGAATCGCAGAAAAGCGAAGCCGTCTGATGTGTCGCCGGAGCTTGCTGTTGAATTTATGGCAAGGCTTGCAAAGATGGATATGGAAGGTAAAAAGCGCATTCAGCGCGAACTACACGAATTTAAAATGGAAGTTGCGGAGGCTGGCTATGACAGACATTAACAAGGCACCAGGATGTTTCGGACTCCTGACAACCTTCTCAGCAAACGATAAAGTCTGTCAGCGGTGTGAGTTTGCCGAACCCTGTGAAAGAGCCGCTATGGAGCTAGGAGAGACGCTAAGAGCCGAAATCGACATTGATGATGTTCTACGTTCTGTAGAGCTACGCAAAGCGTTAAAGCTTGAGCGACAACGCAAGATTCAAGAGGGTGAGCGCAAGCGCGTCAAAGAAGTGCTAAAAGTTAAATCCTTGTCTGCTGAGGAAATCGAACACATTAACAGCGCTCGCGTCAGTTCAAATGCCAAAAAGCAAATGCAATCGCTATACGCTCATAATTTCAATGGGCGCAATCTTATGAAGATGGCGCTTCTTAAGCGAAACCCATACGTCAAACAAAAACCTTATCACTTGTATGCCGCGTTCGAGCGCCTGATCCAAGACAGACGATTTACCAGGAAAGACCTGATTTCAGACCTAGTCGCGGACGATAGAATGCAATTGAAGACAGCATACGCGAAGCAAGCTGTCGCCGCCCAAACGTTACTTGCTATGGGCGTGGTTAAAGAAACAGAAGACGGAGTTTACACACTATCATGCCTGAGATGATTTTACATGGCGCACGCTCTCACTTTTCACTAGGTCAAAGCTTACTATCCCCGAAGAGCATCGCACATCAAGCCAAGCTAAACGGATACACCGCTGCAACACTTGTCGACGTGATGACAATTTCCGGCATGCCTGAATTTACAAAAGCGTGCAAGAGTGAGGGAATTAAGCCGATCATAGGCGTTGCCGTCCGCGTCGTTGAAGACCCGACTTACAAAGAGCCACGCGGGAAAAAAGCGAAAGCGGAGGGTGCAAAACCCAATCCATTCTTTTTCATCAATCTATTTCATAAGAGCGAGTATGGGTTAAAGAAAATCTACAAGCTACTGGCCAATGCGAATGGGCCAGACTACTTCCATTACGTTTCTCGTGTCGGTTGGAAGGATATTCTTGAAGCGGTCAGAGGCGGCGACGTTATCGCGTCGGTATGCACAGAAGACGGTCTTGTCTACAAAATCAAGGACGAAGAGAAGCGGCTTGACATGATTAAAGAGCTTGTCACGTCAGCGGGATTGAAAAATGTTTGGATGGAATTCGCCACCGTCGATTCGCCGTTGTATGAGAAAGTGAACAACGAGGCAGAAAAGATAGCGACAAAATTCGAATTGCCATCACTCGCTTATCGCCCAATTCGCTACGACAATGCGGAAAACGCAGACTCGCTCGATGTTTTAAGCGCGATAGTTTCAAACCAGAAAATGAGCAATCCTTGGTTCTCAAAATTATTCATGCGCGATTTTGAGCCACGTCCTGTTAAGAGCTTCATTGAAGGCATAAAGGCAGCATCAGAGAGCGTAAACAATCGCTACGGGCATCCGATTTCCTTTAGTGGGTACGGACGCATGCAATATCTGTTTGCCAGCATGATTGAGTATGAGTGGAGTCCTTTGGAGCCTTCGCTTCCTGACATGCGCAGTCGCTATCCAGAATATGTCGGCATGAATGAGTTTCAAATCCTATCAGAGCTTTGCAAAAAGGGATGGAGAGAAAAGTTAACCGGTTCGCACGTATTTGGACACAAGCCTTCGGAAGAAGAGCTTGAGACGCTGTATAAGCCGCGCTTGATGTACGAACTGAAAATCCTAAGAGACATGCAATTTGACCGCTATTTCTTGCTTGTTGACCACATTATCAAAAAGTCGAACGGAATGGGCGTCCGTACCGGGCCAGGTCGAGGGTCAGCAGCAGGGAGTCTTGTCGCTTATCTGCTGGACATTACGAACGCAGACCCGATTCGCTTTGGACTGATTTTTGAACGCTTCATCAACCCGTCGCGTAAGGATTTGCCGGATATGGATTTGGACTTTATGTCTACCCGGCGTGAGGATGTTATATCAATGATTCGCAGTGACTTTGGTGACGAAAACGTCAGCTCTATTTCCAACTATTCGATGCTGGGGACGAGTTCATCCATTCGTGACACTGGACGCGTTTGCGGGCTGTCTGATGCGCAAATGAAAGCGACAAGCTATGTGCCGAAAATTCATGGCACTTCATTCACGCATGAAGAGGCAGCGGAGGCCGTTCCTGAGATCGCCAAGTTCAAAGAAGATAACCCTGAAATTTGGCATCACTCAAAAACTATTCTTGGGGCTATGCGTTCGCTAGGGACACACGCAGCAGGCGTCGTCATCGCAGGGGAACCGATTATCAATCGCGGATTTGTCGAAAGTCGCAAGGGTGCGAAAGTCGTCAACTGGGACAAGCGCGTTGTAGAAGACCAGGGGTTAATCAAAATGGACGTGCTTGGGCTTGCGACGCTCGATATTATCGAAATCGCCTTGCAGATGATTGAAGAACGCCATAAAAAGCGAGTCAATATCGACGCGATTAATCTGCATGATAAGGATGTTTTGAGCGGACTTGCGGAAGGCGATACGCTTGGAATCTTCCAGTTTGAATCAGGCGGAATGCGCCGTCTTTTGAAATCGCTTGCACAGGGTGGAGCATTCCGCTTTGAAGATGCCGTCGCAGCCACAGCGCTATATCGACCTGGCCCGATGGATTCCGGCATGCTGGATTCCTATGTGAATCGTAAACAGGGCGCAGAAATCATCTCCTACGACCACCCTGATCTGGAAGAAGCGCTTGCTGATACCTACGGGGTCATGGTTTATCAGGAGCAAGTCATGAGAGCGTCGCAGATATTGGCTGGCTATTCAATGGCAGAAGCAGACAATCTCAGGAAGGTAATGGGTAAAAAGCTCAAAGAAGCAATGTCTGCAGAGCGTGAGAAGTTTATTGAAGGCTGTAAAGCGACTGTTGAATGGGAAGAGGAGCGAGCGGGTTCTGTGTTCGACAAGATCGCCGCATTTGCTGGGTATGGCTTTAACAAATCGCATGCTCTCGCTTACACGCTCATTTCATATCAAGCGATGTGGTTGAAGAACTACTACCCGGAAGAGTTTTACGCCGCAACGCTGTCTATCGTGAAAGAGGACAAGTTGCAAGGCATTGTAAAGGATGCTGCCAAGCGAAACATTATCGTGTCGCCTCCTGACATTAATATGTCGAAGGATACGTTTGCAATTGGCTACGATGATGAGCGCAAGCGAAGCGTATTGTACGCCCCTTTCAATCGACTCAAAGGAGCGTCAGATAAAACAGCAAACGCGATACTTGAGGCGCGAGAGAAAGTGGGCGGACGCTTTGACAGTAAGGAGCAGTTTCTTGATGCCGTCAACAAACGTTCGTGCAATGTTCGTGTTCAGGAAACCTTGGAAAAGGTTGGGGCGTTCGCGAGTTTGGATGCGGAAGCAACCCCGGCATTGCACCCAGATCGTCTCAAAGATCAAAAGCTATTGATGCCAGGCCTGTCGGTTGAGGATTTAAAAGTCAGCCGTAAGATGCGCATGAATATGGAAGAAACCAAAGAGTTTAAGAGAATGCTTGCGGAGCTTGAAGTTAAAGAAGCGACAGAAGACGAACGTAGACGAGCAATAGCGGACAGAAAAGCCGCAGAGCTTGAAGATGAAGAGTTTAAACCAACGCGAGTGCATCCACTCCCATTTATCGGGAAAGAGCCGAAGATCATGGTTGTAACAGACTACCCTTCATTCTCGGAAAGTGAGAAGGGGCAGATGACGCAAGGAAAAGGTTTTGACTATGTGAAGAGCGCAATGCGAGAGCACGGTCTTTCCAGACAGGACGGGTATTTTACAGCTCTATCCAAACGTCCAAAGCCGAAAGGGGAGAAGGTCACGAGCGAAGTCGTCAAGCAGTACAGCGATTACTTGAAGAAAGAGGTGGAGCTGTTAAAGCCTTCTGTGATTGTCGCGCTGGGTGGGCTTTCAATCCGCTACTTCATGCCGGACGTTAAGGGTTCGTTTGAGGATTTATGCGGACAGGCGCACTACATGCCTGATATTGATGCGACGGTCTATTTTGGAATTAACCCGATGATGGTTTACATGCAACCGGATCGACAATCTATGCTCGATGACGTATTTGCAAGAGTGGCGCAAGCGATGAGCTAAAACCGTCAATTTGACGCTTGTGGTGGTGTAAATTTTCCACTAGAATGAAATTAAATAAATAGTCAAAGTTATTTATTTTTTATATGCAAACATGGACATAAGAGGATAGGCAATGTCAGCTACTTTAACTTTAATAGCGAGAGTCAAAACGAAATGCGGTTATGAAGAGGAATTGCTTGGATTTGGAAACAAAACAAGCCCAAGCAATTCCTCCTTCAAGGGGTTATTTTCCGAGCTGGCCAGCTACCTGGAAATCAACCCGCTTGTTGAACTTGAGTCAGTCAAATTCGTGCAGGCTGCAATTTCAATCAGCGACGTTAGTGATTACGAGATTATTTCTGAAAATGAAATAGGGGCGATTGACGGAACGATGTTTAAGGATTCCGGCGATCAGTTTACTTTAAGCAAGGTTGCGCAATATGTTGATGACGGCAGCGCAACCGTTACACAGTAGGAGAAGAAAGGGATGAAGGAGTTTATTGATTCAACAACGGTGAGTGAAGATTTGCACTTTACCGCCGAAAATATCGACACTGCGCTGATCGAACAGGCAGCGTTATACGCGTTCTACGCAGAACAGGCCTATAACGCAGACGTTCAAGCGTCCAAGGCAAAAGTCTCGTTAGAGCTTTTGGAATCAAAAGTCGATAAAGAAATCCGAGACGACGCGGCAGCAAGTGGAGCCAAGCTTACCGAGAAATCCATCGCGACACAAATGGACGGTGATGAGCGAATCATCAAGAAAAAATTGGACTACAATGCGTCCAAGGCACATGCGTCATACTGTCGTGATATTCTTGAAGCGTTCAGACAGCGACGTGATATGGTCATTCAGATCGGAGTTTCTAATCGTGAAGAGCGTAAGGGTGAAGCGTACATCAAAAGCGAAGCTTCAAAACATGGCGTTACAGAGCGTGCAATTCGCGGCTCTTCAACGATTGAACAATAAGTAAATATTGCCTATTAAAAATATACTAAGTACCGTAATTTAACCAGTCGTTGCTTAGTATAATCTAATTGTCTTAGAGACAATTTTTAAGCAGTAGTCCAAGCGGTGAATTTAGAGTCAATGAAGCCGCGTATGACCCATAACAGGAGCAATAAATATGGCAACTTTAGCAGAACGTATGAAGGCAAAACGAGCAGAAGTCAACGCATCGCGCGGAGGATTTCAAAATGCAGTCCGTTTGCCAAATGGAAAACACATCGTCCGCATCCTTCCAAACTGGGAGAACCCAAACGATCTTGAAGCGGATATTTCCCACGATTTCGGCGAATACTGGATTAAAGACCCAGTGACAGACAAAGCGATCATGTCGCTTGTCGATTCAGAAATCACATTTAACAAACCATCCCCACTCGGTGAAGCGCTGAACGAAGCAATTGCTCGTGCGCCAAACGATTCCGTCCGTGACAAGTTGAAAGGCATGCGCCCTCGTCGTCAAGTCTTGTTCAACGCGCTTGTGCGCAACGGGGAAGACCCTGAAAAGCCAATCGTATTGTCATTGAACTGGAACCAGGCGGAAGAGATTTTTGCCATGTTTGAAGACTACGGAAACATTCACGACCCTGAAAAAGGGATCGACATTGTTATCGAGCGTACTGGCACAGGGTTTGACACGAAGTACAGTGTTCGACCGCTTCCAGAATCCAAGTCTGAACCGGTGCCGGCCAAAGTGATGAAAGAGCTTAACGACTTGAGCGGATTCGTCAATCAAATAACCGAGCTGAAAGAGCAAAAAGCTTTGACAGCAATCGGGAAGGTTGCGACAACGCTTGGAATTGGGTTGAGCGTATCAGGAGCGCTTCCTGCTGCCGAACCCGCAGCCCCAGCGCCGAGCACTTCAAGCACGGTTGAAGGCGAGTACATGGCTAAAGATGGAGATGCAAGCGATTCGCTTCCATTTGAAATGGACAGCCAAGAGCCTGTGAGTGCCGAGTCAATCGCATCCGCCTCATCAACGCCAGATGAAGATGATGACGAGCTTGATGCCTTGCTTGCCGATCTTAACTGATGAAAGCAGCAACGATGGGTAAAGTCATGCTTATAGACGGCTCAAACATGCTTTGGGCGTCGCATTACGGAGCGGGAATCTTAAAGAGCGGTAGTCGAAATGTTGGTGCGATCTACGGAGCGGCACTGCACATCAACAAACTGCTCCGGCGGTTTCCAGACTACTCGCCCGTCGTTTTGTGGGATGGAAAGAAGAATTGGCGAAGCGACTTTTATCCAGAATACAAGCAGAATCGTGGAAAGCAGAACAAAGACCGCGAAATCGTCAAAGAACAGCGTCCAGAAGTGGCTCGCATGCTGAATATGCTCGGCATCGACCAGTTAGTTGCTGATACGCATGAAGCTGACGACTTAGCGGGTTATTTGGTCACGAAGAACGAGCGAATGAGTGCTCCTGCCAAGGAATACTTGCTGATTACGTCCGATGCAGATTGGGCGCAATTGGTTGGGGATTATTGCGAGTGGTACAACCCTAGAGCGGAAAACCCGCTCAGAGTTGGAGTGCTCGAATTTGAAACCCAATTTCCTGTCTCGGCCTTGTCTTTCCTCGATTACAAAGCGTTGCGAGGCGACCCGTCAGACAATATTCCTGGCGTGGGTGGAATCGGTGAAGGTAGAGCGGCAAACCTGGTCAATACTTACGGAAGCGTTGAAGGCTTTATGAGAGCTTTTAATGCGGGTGAAGTTCAGAAGTTGCCGAAATACCTTGAGCGTTTAGCGAAAAACTTGCCACCTCCAGACAAGGCTATGCCGAATGGAGAAGTTATTAGCTATCCACCCGTCTATGACGCCTTCAAGCGCAACTTGAAGTTGATGGACTTGGAGAATGTTCCGAAGCCAGACAAGGAGGTTACGCGGACGGTCGCAGGCGCATTCGATGCAGAGGCGTTTGAGGATTTCTGTTACGACAACAATCTTCAAAAGTTGGCGGCGAACTTTGACACATTCATCACTCCTTTTAAGGTGAGAGCAATCAAAAATGGCAGGGTTAAAAAGACTAAGACCGTTCAAGATGAAGCGGTGCGCAAAGCGTCAGCTTAAAGAGCAGCTTCGTTTAAAGCGCGAGTTTGCTAAAACTGGCATTAATCCATTTACAGGCCTGTGCATCAGCGAATGCACTTGGACGCGACAGAAGGTTTTAAAGCTTTTGTTCAATCGCATTCAAAAAGCACAGGCTATTTATGACGAGGCAAAAAACTATGTCACTAGCAGATGATTTAGAAAAAGAGTTTGGTGGAAATGACGACTTTAACGAAAGCAGTAGTTTTCTCGACACTGGATTCAAACCGCTGAACAAAATCCTATCAGGGGTTTTTTACGGGGGGATTCCGCGAGGTCGTATTATTGAAATGTTTGGCCCATCTTCATCCGGCAAGACAGCGCTGTCTACCCAGTTGATGATTGAGACACAGAAGCAGGGAGGCATCCCTATCTTCATGGATCACGAACAGACTTTTGATTCCAAACTTGCGGAGCGCATGGGGTTGGATTTATCACCCAACAAATTCATTTACAGAAAGCCAAAAACGTGGGAGGAGTCAAACACTCTTGCTATGCAGATGGCGGAGCGCATTCGCTCAAAGTCTTATATCGACGACGAAGCGCCCATTCTTGCTGTATTTGATTCTGTTGCCGCGATGATCCCACAGTCTGTGTTTGAAAAGGGGATTGACCAGTACAACATGAATGACACAACAGCTTTGGCGCGCGTGACATCAACGACGCTTAAAGCAGTAAATCAATATGTTGGAAAGTTCAACATGACCGCTTTG